TAAAGTTACAGAAACAGAAATTAAAACAATTAAAGGAATAACATATTCTACAATTGATAATTAAAAAATAAAAAATAAAAAATGACAAGATATCTTACTAATCAAGATTACAACATTTTAATTCAAGCCGTTCAATTAGGACAGATTACACAGAATAATCATAGAACTTTATTACAGACAGAAAAGATTGTAGAAGAAGAAGTATCTGATATAATTGGTCAAAGGTATGATTTAGAACTTGAATTTACTAATACATCAATATGGTCGCCAACAGCAATATATACGGCTGCTGATAGAGTTTATTTGGACTATGCTACATATTCAGCGACAGCATCATATAATGTTGGTGCTTGCACTATTTACAATTCTAATGCGTATGTTTGCGCATCATTTTCATCAGCAACTACATCTACACCTGACCAATTATCGTCTAAATTTACACTATTAGGTGCTCAATATGATATGTTTTATGTAAATTATCCAGCACAATTATTCAACTATCAAGATACTTATAGTGCAAAATTACCTGCTTCTGTTGTATATTGGAAAGGTTATACTTATTCTTGTATGCAAGGTTCAACTGATTTGAGTGAAACAGATAAGGATCAATTTTTAACTATTAATAATATACCGAAAAAGAATGTATTTCCTGATGCGATAGAAAATGCTAATCAAACATATTGGTCTAAATCGGCCACACAATCATATACTATACCTGTTGGTACATTACCGACAAATAAATTATATTGGACTGGTGGTGATAATAGGGCACAAACATTGATATTACATTATATGCATATAGTAATATATCATTTGAATAAGAATTTGGCTCCAATGAATGTACCAGAGGCGAGAATTAAAGCATATCAACATGGTATAGATTTTTTACATTCAGTAGCATATGGTGATAGAAATTTAAACACATTAAAAGACCAACCAAGTAAAGGAATGTTATTCAGATGGGGGTCTAACACAAGAACACCATTTAGATGGTAAAAAAATAAAAATTAAAATATGAGTAAAAGTAACATTAAGAATATATTCTACTTACCAAGTCCAGAAATTCGTACTGTACCAAGAGATGGTGGTGGATTATATGGTATAACAACTTATCAACATGGTGGTTCATTAAACATTAAGAAAAACTTAAATCTTTATTTAGCACCAGTTCCAAAAGTGAGAATAGTTCAAGACCTACAAGAGTGGAGAGAATCTATTAGAGAGGCAGAGCATCCATTAATACCATATCGTTATCGTATGCAAATAATGTATATGGATACAATTTTAGATGCACATATTCGTTCTTGTTTAGAAAGAAGGTCAAATATGACTTTAATGAGACATTTTCAAATGGTTGATGATGATGGTGTAGTAAATAAAGAATGGACTAAATATATTCAAAAACAATGGTTTAAAACATTTATGCGTTATGTTTTAGACGCAAAATGGTATGGTTATTCATTAATAGCAATGGGTGATATAGAAAATGGTGATTTTGTCAATTTAGTAATGGTTCCAAGAACACATATTAGCCCAGATAGGTTAGTAGTATCAGCAATTCCAACAACATTAGTTGGTGAAAAGTTTATGGAAATACCATATAAAAACACACATATTTGGGTTCCAACACCATCAGAACATGCATTAAATGCTTGTGGATATGGTTTATTATATGAATTATCATCATTAGCAATTTATTTAAAGAACTTATTAAACAATAATAATCAATTTACAGATATATTTGGTATGCCAATGCGTCAATTGAAAACTAACAAGTTAGATGATGAAACTATGGCTAATCAGCAATCAGCATTAGAAGAAATGGGTGGTCTTGGTTATATAGTAACTGGTACAGATGATGAATTAATTTTCCATGATGTATCAAAAGGTGCTGGTTATAAAGCGTATGGTGATTTAGAAAAAAGAATTGAAGCAAAAGTATCTAAAATTATTTTAGGACACTCTGATGCTATGGATTCAACACCTGGTAAATTAGGTGCTGGCCAAGGTGGTTTAGAAAGTCCATCAATGCAAGCGTTATCGGATATAGCGCAAGGTGATGCTGAATTTGTAGAAACTATTATAAATGATAAATTATTTAAATTATTAAGAGAAAATGGTATAATGGTTCCAGAGAATTTACATTTTGAATTTATTAATGATATAGAAGAAGAAGCCGAGCAAATATTCCAAGATGATGCTAATGTAAAAGTAACAAAATCTATTTATAATTTAGCACAAGCAGGTTATTTAGTAGACCTTGATTGGATTGAAAAATATACTGGCATGAAATTACAAAAAGTTGATAATATATTACAACAACAAGTAGATTTAGCAAAAGAAACACCAACAGGTGATGGTCCAAAAAAGATAATTAAAAAAATGCCAACAGAAGCGAGTGATCGTTAATATATAAAAATAAAAAACAATATGAATTACATTAACAAAGAAGTTGTAGACAGGAAGAATTATTCATTTGAGTTAGTCAAAGCATGTATTAACCATGAACATAAATGTGGTAATTTATTAAAAAAAGTAATATTATCAAGATTTTGTTACGATAAATTAGAGGTATTTTTAACAAAACATGGTGTAATTACACCAGATACACAAAATTCAACATTAACTTGTTATGGTGTAGTAATTGAGAGAGCAGAATCAGCATCGGCACCTGAAATTACTTGGGAATATGTTGAAATGGCTAAAAACCATGACATTTTAGAACAAAATATCGCTAATCTTACTAAAAACAAAGTTGATATGGATTCTATTATAAAAATGAATAAAAAGCATAATTAATGACTTACGCACAAGCACAATCACACAATCACAAGGTATTTAATAATATATTAGGAAATATGAGAGAAGCAAAGCCAGCCGCCTTAACAGCGGCTGCTATTGCTATGAAACAGTATTTTTTATCAATGTTTGACGCTGAAAAGTGGGAAGATGGTGCTTGGCCAGAGTTATCAGAGACAACAACAAGAAAAAAGGGTGATGGTTTAAAAAAATTAGTTGAAAGTGGTGATTTAAGAGAGGCGTTGTCTAAAATAGATGAATCAGCAATTTTAATGGGTTCGTCTATTAAACTTTGGCTTGATGTGCCTTATGCTGCTGTACATAATGAAGGATTACAAAGTACTGCTTGGGGTAAAACAACATTTGATATGCCGAAGCGTCAATTTTGGGGTGAAACATATGAATTGAATAAAAAGGTTACACAAGCCGTTAAAACATCGCTTTTAATGAGTAGATTATTTAGAAGATGAGAAAAATATATGAATATATTATAGCGCAATTACAAACATTAGATATTTTTGAAAAAATTGCGGTTTATAATGCTCAAATAGATAGAGCGTTATTAGGTATTTCATCTTTACCGTTAATGTCTTGTTTTGTAGAGATTGATAATATAAAAGAATTTAATTTATCACAAAAATTAACTGGTGTTGATATAAAAATAACTATTCATATTGCTCATAATGAATTATATGCTACTGATGGCACTGTGGATCAAAATTTAAACATATTCTCAATAAGAGATAAGGTTCATAAGTTTTTTCTTAACTTACATTTACCGAATTGTGGTCCTATTTTATATAATAATGAAAATCAACAATATAATCATACAAACTTATATCATTATGTAAATAGTTATAATTGTCATTGGATTGATATATCAGCATATGAAGATAATTCTGTACCTGGTGGATATATTATTTGGGATAAAAATAAGTTAATTTATGATGTAGCAGAAGTAAATTGGGAAGACGCTTATTTATTTAATATGAAAGTTAATACCACATTTTAATTATACGAGCCCTGATAAAAATAATATATAGATAATGAATAATTTAGTAACTGTATATAAGAGTATTTTTGACCATATTGATTCTATTGTAGATACAAATGGTAATAAAGTATTTCAATTAAGAGCAGTTTTTAATGACCAAATAAAAAGGGCATTAACAGGTGAAAAAGGGCATGGTGCTTATGGATATATGATACCAACTCCATCTGTTTTTGTAGAAATGATATATGATAACGAATTAAACTTGTTAAATAAGTATAATGCGGTAGATATAACATTTAGAATGCATATTATAATGATGGAATTAGATGCTACTGATGGTACATTAGACCAAAATTTAAATATATTCACATATAGAGATTTAATAAATAAAGCATTTGTAGGATTTTTTCCAACACAATGTGGTCCTTTAAGATATAGAAAAGAAAAGCAACAATATAATCATACTAACTATTATGAGTATATTTTAGATTACCAATCTCATTATATTGATATTACAGCATTACAAACTACTATAACAGCAACAGCGAGTTTAGATTTAACATTAGGTTTTACCTACTCAATAAATAATTAATAAAAATGGCAATTTATACAACAAGCGAAAGTCAAACATTATTGGATTTATGTATTACCATTTATGGTTCAGGTAATTATATAGCAAAATTGTCATTTGATAATAATTTAAATCTAAATGATACTATATTACCAGGTACTAAAATTAAATATGATGATAATTTTAAACCAAATACAAAGAGGATAGCAACAGGACAACAATTATACATACAAACACCATTTGTAATACAAATACAACCAACAGGTGGTAATTTTTGCACTTTATTTGGTGATGTTACTACAACTTTATATTGTCTTGCTAACAGTGGTGTTACATACAAATGGCAAAGGGCTAATTTAGTTGGTGGAACTTTTATTGATATAAATGAAGGTGGTGCATATAGTGGAACTAATACTAATACAATGTTAATAGATAATCTCTCATTACCAACCAATTGTAGTTATGCTTACCGCTGTAAAATACAAAATAGCGTTTATACAAACGAAATTACCGTAAATGTAGGCGATGGTATCATATTAAATGGTATGACTTACTCATATTCTATTGGACCAACTTCATCTGGTAATTTAATTAATTTCATCGCAACATATAGCGGTAGTGCTACTTGGAATTGGCAATATAGTTTAGCACCATATTCAACTAATATAGACATTACATCAGCAACCGCTGATTATGGCGCATATTTCACACATTTTAACTCACCAACTATGAGTGGTTATAATTTAGATTGGAGATGGAATAATACTGGATTTTCAGCAAGAGCAACCACAAATTACTGCGGTGATGATATTAATTATATTATATTAGATGGTATGCCGTATCCATATTATCCATTAACTGGTGGCACTTCAAGTATGATTACACTTGCCATCGGAACTGATTTAGGTGTAGCGGCATTAAACTATCACACTCAACCTTGGAAAGATAGAGTAGCACCGGCTGCATATGCATATGCTAATACTGGTGTTGGTGGAGGTAATGGTAGAGTTGGTAATATAAACGGTCATAGAGCAGCATATTATGGTATTGCTACTATGTCTGCTGATTCAGCGGTAGGTGGTGTTTATTCACCAAGACAAAATACACCACACCATGATGAAAATTATCGCACTCCATTATATTCAACACAGCAATTAACATTAGCAACTTTGTTTAGAATAGATGGACTTACACAACCAACTGGATATGTAGATGGATTTGGAACTATATTTTGTTCCAGGTCAGATTACTTTACAACTGGTTTATTGTTAGGATTTAATGTATATTATGGTGCTGATGGTAGTGGAAATTACAATTTGTATATAGACAGCAAAGGTAATATAGGCACTAATACTTGGAGATTCACAAATTTATATCAAGGCGAAATATATGTTCTTTCAGTTATATTTGATAAATCAGATTTAATCCAACAAATATATCCAGTATTAGAATGCGTCAGTAATCCTGTATTAAATCCAACAGGCTCACAAACAAGTGTAGCATTAAATAATGATACATATAATGGTAGTAGCACCTTTTCACCTTGTATAGGATGTGTTGCTGGCTTCCCAAATTTCCCAAACTACCAATCAGATGCTACAATTGGTGGCGCTATAATGTATAATGGTAGAAAAACTGATGCTGAATGTGATGATTTGAGGCTTTGGTATAAAAGACAATATGGATATTAAAATAAAAATAAAAAATAAAA